ACCGTCAGGGCAACAGAAACAACAACGGCATGCGTATGGAAAGCAGACCGCTGATCAAGCCCCTGACCAAGCCTTCCCAGCCTGTTATGCCGGATGAGAAGCTTTTGAGCAGAGAGCGTGCGGCCAAGGAAGCGGCAGCAAAGGCTGCAGCAGAAGCAGAACGTGAAGCAAAGGCTGCGGATGATGCAACAGTAACGGCTGAAAACAGGAAAAACGCCGCTATGAAACAGGGTGTTATGCTTCTTACGCAAATGCAAAAAGCGGAGCAGGATTGGACTGCTGCGCAAAGCGGACGGAGCAGCGAACACTATAATAACATTCGGCAGGGTACCGTGTACCTGCAAGAATATCTTGGTCAGCTTGAGCGTGGAGAAATTTCTGTTGATGAATTCCAACGCAGGCTTGCTGGTTTGCGGACATCTTTTGCTGAGTCATCAAATGCCATTAAGAGTGCCGGTGAAAATACTAAGACACTGAGCGAGCGTGTTGGTGGTCTTGCTGCCAAGTTTACGTCATGGCTTACTGTTTCTCAGATTGTTATGAAACTCTATTCTTCCTTAAAGAAGATGGTTTCTGCTGTTATTGACATTGATACAGCGATGACTGAGCTGAAGAAAGTCACAGATGAAACGAGCACCGTATATGCTAAATATCTCGATGATGCATCTGTTCGTGCGAAAAAGCTCGGTGCAACAATTGCTGATACAGTTACAGCGTCTGCTGATTTTGCTCGTCTTGGCTATACACTGGACGAAGCTGCACAATTAGCTGACGCGGCATTGGTGTATAAAAACGTTGGCGATGGCATTGAGGATGTTAGCCAAGCATCCGAAAGTATTATTTCAACAATGAAGGCATTTGGCATTGAGGCTGAAAATGCTATAAGCATTGTTGATAAATTCAACGAGGTCGGTAACAATTTTGCCATTTCCTCAGAGGGCGTTGGCGAGGCGTTGCGGCGTTCAGCCTCTGCGCTTGCTGCCGGTAATAATACTCTGGACGAGAGTATCGCTCTCATTACTGCTGCGAACAGTGTTGTTCAAGATGCTGACGTTGTCGGTACGACAATGAAGACGGTCTCCATGTACCTCCGCGCAGCAAAGACCGAGGCAGAAGAAGCTGGAGAGAGTACGGAGGGTATGGCGAATAGCGTGTCAGAGCTCCGCGAGGAACTTCTGGCGCTCACAAATGGTAAGGTTGATATTCAGATTGACGAGAACACTTTCAAATCTACTTATCAGATTATGAAAGAGTTGGCGGATGTCTGGGGCGAGCTTACCGATATCACACAAGCAAATATTTTGGAACAGATTGGTGGCAAACGAAACGCCAACGTTGTTTCATCAATGCTTGAGAACTTCAACGTAGCTGAAGATGTCGTTAAAACAGCGGCAAATTCTGCTGGCTCTGCGTTGAAAGAAAACGAAAAATATCTTGACAGCATCAACGGTAAGATTGCTGAATTCAAGGCAACGTTTGAAGAGCTGTCTATGACCCTCATTGACTCTGATTTTGTAAAGCAGGTCATCGAGTTTGGTACTGGGCTGCTTGATGTACTTAATGTGCTGGCAAAGGTGATTGATAAAGTTGGTGGATTGAATACCGTTTTGTATGTTACAGTCGGTATCCTTGCCACGATTAAAGCTGATGCCATAAAGACTTTCCTTGTTACAACAATCCCCAGTGCACTGGCGAAGGTGACTTCCGCCGTTTCAACCTTTGTTACTGGGTTTAAGCAACTCCCGGCTGTTATCAAGGCGATGAATAGTCAGACTGCGCTTGCAATCCCCGGAACGTCTCGCCTATCTGTCGCGCTAAAAACACTTGGCATTTCAGCGTCTACCGCTCAGATTGCGGTCGCTGGTATTGCCGCAGCCATAGGCGCAATTCTTTTAATCAAAAACGCTATCGAGGATGCTCGTACCAAGCGGATTGAAGAAGCTGCGTCTACAATCGCAAGCACAGAAGCGACCATTGAAAATGCAGATGCAGTGAAGGCTGCATATATTGAGTACGAGAAGTACGCAAATCGCACAGACCTTACTGAAAGCGAAGAAGCATCCTTTAAGACCGCCCTTGACAAGGTAACCAGTGCTCTTGGAGATAAAGCTGTTGCGTTGGAGGGTTTGACGCAGGGCACCAAAGATTATACCGAGGCATTAGATGGTGCCATTAAGAAAGAACTTGAAGAGGCTCAACTTGCAGCAAAAGAAAAACGTGTGGCTGCTGAGAAGAAACTTCAAAGTGAAACTTGGTCTGGTTGGGATGGTTCCAAAATTTCTTATAACATCCAAGATGCGTGGACGGATGAGGAATATGTTAAAGCAAAAGAAGCTGCGCAGAAGATTGCCAGTGACTATTTGCGTGAAAAGGTTTCGTCTGTTGGTCATGGTTTAGCTGCAACAGAGTTGGTGTTAGAACCGGTTGATTGGAATGTTGACCATTCTAACATGGATGCCGTTGTTGACTACTATTATACGCTGCTTGACCTCAAGGCAGAGTTGCTCCGGCAAGACTTAACTGGCAATGAAATCTATGATGCAGTAATTGAAAAGACCGGATTGCTCAAAGATTCTGTTGATACATATGTCCAATCCATCTATGACGAGACATCAGCGACCTACGTTCTTCAGAATGGTATCCCGACAACGGTTGAAGAGCTTGAAAAGTTTAGAACATATCTTAATCAAACGATTGGTGATATGTTCAACTTTGACGATGGAAGCGATTCGTTGTCCGACCTTATCAATGGTTGGCTCTCGGATAGTGGTTTCTCTGACCTCTTAGCGCAAGCGGCAGAAACCGCTGCATCGGAAGACCCATTTACTCCATATACAGCAAAGCTCGAAAAATTAACTGACACGGTATCAACACTAAAAGCCGCCTATGACGCATTAGATGCAGCTCAGGCAGATATGGCTACTGGTGCAGGTTTGTCAACTGACACTATCGAGGCACTTGCCTCTGCCAACGATGACTACCTCAGCTATCTGTATGAGGAAAACGGTGTTATTAAACTTAACACTGAGGCTTGGATGGAAAACGCCAATGCCAAGATGCAAGAACAGATGGCTGAAATTGAGAAGGAGACTGAATCCCTCAAGGAGCAAAACGCTGCCCTTGAAGAGAAGAATCGCCTTCTTGACGAACAGGCAAAGAGCGGCGAAGATTACTATGACCAGTACGGCAGCGATGGTGGCGCTGGTACGGAGCGGTTAAATGCTGCTCGTGAATACCGTGCGGAAATCGAAGAGAATAACCGTGTAATCGAAGAGAACAACCTAAAGATTGCTGAAAACCAAGGAAAGCTTGCGATTTATAGCAGCTTGTACGGCAGCATTACTGGTGACCTCGATGCTTACACGAGTGCGCTGAACAACTTCTCTCGGATTTCTAACACAATCAACTCCGTTTCTGACTCTTTCCAAACTCTCGCTAATTTGCAGAATCAGGTTGCCGACGGCTTCACAATGTCTTTGGACAAGGCACTTGAGTTTGCGTCTGTATATCCTGAAATTCTGAACAATGCCACCGTCGCGGCAGACGGGCAGCTCACGTTAAACGCAGATGTCGTCAACTCGTTCATTGCTGGCAAAAAGGCTGAACTGGATGCTCAGATTGACAGTCAGATTACGCAGCTCGAAGCGGATAAGGCTGTTCTGACAGCAAAGATGGAAAGTGCGCAAGCACAACTTGAGCTTGCCAAAAACGTAGGCGATGGCGAAGGTCAGATTGCCAAAGAAGTAGCAGAGTATCGAATCAATACTGGTAACGCTTTGACGGCAGCGCTTATTGAAATGGGCGTTGAGGAGTCGAAAGCGTATGCTCTTGCTGCTGCGGCTATGGCTGGTAATGAAGAAGAATTTGCCCGCGTTGCAAAAGAGTGTTTTGAGAACATGGATGACAATGCTGCCAAAGCAGCATATAACATGGCACACTCCATTTTTGTTAACGCAAGCAATTCTTGCAATAGCATTTCTGAAATTGCTGCGCAGGCGCATGAAACAGCTCAGGCTATTGCTGCTATGGGAAGCGGTGAAGTTGCTGGTAGTAGCTCCAGTATCTTCGGTGGAACAGACGGAACCCAAACAGGCGGTCTCAGTCTTGACCTGTACAAAGGCAATTTCAAAGGGACGGATTATAACTATGAAGCAACGTCTGTTAGCTTGGACGATTATGTGTCACAGCTTGAATTAGATATTTCCTCCTATGAAAAAGCAATTGCTCAAATTGACGGTCAGATTGCTGCACTCCAAGCGCTGAAAAACGCCCCGCTCAAGAGCTTTGAAAGCAGCTCGGGCAGCAGTGGTAGCGGTGGTTCCAGCAAAGAGGTCGAAGAATATCTTGCTGACATTGACGAGTATTACGAAGCAATGAAGCGACTGGAGTCTATCCAGCAGCGTCTTGCCAAGTTACAGTCTCAGATTGAGTATGCAGATACAGAAGAAGAGAAGATTGCGCTCACAAAGCAACTTATCAATGTTTACAATGATGAAGCGGATGCGCTTGAAAATCTGAACAGTCTTCGTAGTGAAACCATTGCCAACGGCAAGGCAGAACTCGAAGCTCTTGGATTCAGTGTAAGCTATGACGCTACGACCAACGAGTTCATGGTTCATAACATGGAGCACCTTAACGAGCTTTATGGTGCTACTCAGGAAGAGACTAACGAACTCAGGAAGAAAACCGAAGAGCTCATCGATACGATGGAGTCTCTTAATGACTCAAACCAAGAGGGAGCTTCCTCTCTCCGCACGTTAAAGGCTGACATCAAATCTGCAAAGCAATCTATTATTGATTACTTAAAGCAGATTGTTACTGCTGCAAGCGATGTTGTCGATGCATACCAAAATGTGTATGAGACGCTCCATAATGCAGCCGATGAATATGCCGCAAACGGATATATCACGATTGATACCCTGCAGTCTATTATCGAACTGGGTGCGCAGTATATGCAATACCTCATGGATGAAAACGGGTTGCTGGTTATCAACGAAGAGAACATCAATAAGGTGCTTGCTGCAAAGACGCAAGAATTAGCTCTCAATCAGGCTATGACTTATGTCGAGCGTCTCCGCCTTGCATTGCAGGAGAACTCCATTGAAGACCTGAATAACCTTCTGTACGCCACTACAGAGGCTACGAACGCCACTTGGGGATTGGTGTACGCCAACCTCGCCTTGCTTGGACTGGACGATGACCAATATCAAGCTGCGCTCCATAACATCAATGCAATTCGTTCTTTGGCTGATAGTGCCGTTAGTGGTATCGGTCAAACTGCCGGTAAAACGGCAGAGGAACTAAACAACATGAAAGATGGTCTCGATGACATCTTGAAGTATGTTATGGATATGCTCAAGCAACGTATCAACGACCAAATTGATGCGCTTGAGGATATGAAAGATGCCTACGCTGACATTATTTCTTTGCGCAAAGAAGCTTTGGAGGCTGCAAAGTCGGAAGCAGATTACCAAGACAAGGTAGCAGAGAAGGTTAAGGCGCTCGCTAAATTGCAGGCTCGTATCAATGCGCTTTCCTTAGATGACAGCCGCGATGCAAAGGCGCAAAAGGCAAAGCTTGAAGAGGAAATGTCTCAGCTCCAGAAAGAGCTTGCTGACACCCAGTCAGATTATGCGGTAGATGCTCAGAAAAGCGCACTTGACAATATGCAGAAAGCGTATGAGGAGCAGAAAAACGCAGAAATCAAAGTGCTTGAGGACAGCATCTCTTCTTATCAGAAGCTGTATGATATGGCTATTGCATATATCCAGTCAAACTGGGGCTCATTATATGATGAGCTAATTGCTTGGAACTATCAATACGGCGATGAACTGAGCAGCACTATCACGACAGCTTGGGAAAATGCCTTAGCTGCCGCACAGAGATATGGAAGCTACGTCAATGCATTAAATAGCATTGGCGCTGATATCGATGCTGCAAATGGCGCTGGTTCAAATTACATTGTTGGTGAAACGACATATGACAACAGTTCCTCCAACGAGGAAATGATTCATGCTATCATCAAGGAGATGTATGCGAATAGCCAAGCGCACCATACTGCCAGTAAGGAAGAGAAAGCGCGGCTCGACAAGCGCAATCTGACCCTTGGCGCAATGCTCGGTCAGTACGGCGTAAATGCTTACCGCCAAAATGGAACGTGGTATGTGGATGGTGGTGCACTTCTTTATGAGAAGTATCGTAAGTACATTTACCACACTGGTGGTATCGCAGGCGACCAACCGACTCTAAAGCAAAATGAGATTCTCGCTGTCCTCGAAAAGGGTGAGGCGGTTCTCGATGCGAAGAAAGAAGCCGGTCTCTATCGCATTATTGATTTCACTACCGCACTGTCGGACAAGCTTAGCAAGTTGCTCACCCTTACGGATATGAGCCGTATGTTCGGTCAGATGCAAGGTGATGTTACGAAGGCTGCTTCTGCTTTCGCTCCAATCAATAACACACAGGCACCCAGCGTATCCTTTGGCGATGTTATCATTTATGGAGCAAATGAAGAAACGGTTGAGAAACATCGTGAAATCAATCGGCAGTTCACCAATGATGTTATCAAACAACTGAATATCAAACGTTAACGGTGCGGAGGGAGCTTCTGTCTCCCTCCCACTGATATTTTATGAAAGGAGATGGATGCGGTAAACCATGTTTAACTGTTATGAGTTTACTTTTGACGGAGAGTCCTCTGCGATGTATGGGCTTATGGTCTATGACATTGGTGGCAGAGGTCAAAGCGATGTGAGCTTTGGTAACAAAGCATCCATCGTCGAAACAAGAACAAACAATCGGATTCAGCCAATTTACTTTGGGACGAATTACCACAGCAAGCCACTTGAATTCAAGTTGGTTTTTGGTGCCGAGCGCGAGCTCGACCGGTATGAGCTTGAAGATATCGCTTATTGGTTGACTGGACGCAAAGAGTACAAGTGGCTTTCCATCGGGCAACAGGATATGGAGCAGCTTCAATTTCGCTGCATGGTCACTGAGTTGACCCCCATCTCACATGGATGGTTACCCGTCGCATTTCAGGCGACCATTCAATGTGATTGCCCTTATGCGTATAGCTACCCGTTTGAAAAGCAGTACACGATTTCCGGTGAGACTACCATTCTGTTCCGCAACGAAAGCTCGGTGCGTGAATATCTCAAGCCTGAGATTTCGTTCGCACCTGCATCCAGCACAAGAACTTTGTCTCTTGTAAATCTGAATGATGACAACCGAGAGTTCAAGTTGACTGGCATTCCAAGCGGTGCATCTATTTTCGTCAACAACAGCAACGGCATCATTCAAGAGCTCTCAAGTGGTTACAACCTATACGATGGATTCAATCTCAACTTCTTCCGCTTGGTTCACGGAGACAATAATATCAAAGTAACCGGTGATGGCGTACTGACCATCTCTGGCAGGTTCTTATACAATGTTGCAGGATAAGGAGGTGTTGCGGATTGTATCTTGATTATTCCAAATTGGCGTTTGATAAAAACGGCACGCCCGAAACGCCTACGCTCGTCCTGAAGACGATGCATGAGGAGACTATTGGGGTTGTCCCCGGTGTCTATAACCTAAAGCTGTCCGTCAAGTTTGCAGAACCAAGCGAAATGACATTCGATGTTCCTGCCATCCTTGATGGCGAGAAGAACTGGATTTATGACGAGCTTGTTGGATATAAGGTCATCTACACCGAACACTATGGTATCTACGTTGTTATGAACCCGACAACAAGTGCTGACGGTATTTCCGATGTGAAACACGTCCAGTGCTACTCTTTGGAAAAAGTTCTCGACACAAAGAAATTCTTCCTTGAAGACGGCGATGACGGTAGTACATTCAAGTTCTTCAATCAGACAAACCATAACGACCCGGACACTATCATCGGTAGAGTCCTTGAGGTTGCCGATGGCTGGCATATGGGCTATGTTGCTCCGTCTGTTGCCCAGCGCTATCGTACATTCGATGGGTATGACGATTACCTTATGTCCTTCCTGTATGGCGACTGCCAAGACAAGTTCCGCTGTGTGTTCGTGTTTGACCCTTACGAGCGCAGTATCAATGTCTATGACGCCGATATCGAATTAGAGACGCTTCCCATTTATCTGGACTTTGATAATCTGGTTGAGAGCCTTGATATCGAAGAGGTGACCGATGAGTTGGTTACTGCAATCAGACCGTATGGTAGTGATGATGTAGATATCCGAGAGGTCAATCCCATCGGCTCCAACTGGATTTACGACCTTAGCTATTTCATTGCGAACGGTGACCTTCCTGATGCCCTTGCTGCAAAGTGGGAAACATGGCAACGTACTGTCCTCAATCGCCAAACATACTACAAAGGTTTGGTAGCGTTACAGGCATCCGCATCTTCCACGTTACTTGCAACGCAAGCTGCACTCGCGGATTTGAAGGGTGAGCTTGATACGCTTACTGCACAGCAAAGCGTTACGATTCAGGCGCTTGCAATGGAAACCACATCAACCGGTAAGGCTAACCAGCAGAAGTTGCTTGATGAAATCAACCAGAAGATTGCCGCGAAGAAGGCTGAGATTGCTGCAAAAGAAAATGAGATTGCTGCGCTTGAAGCGAACATCAAGCCGTATGCAGAGCAGATTCAAGCTGTTGTCAACGAACTGTCTATCAGTAAGTTTTTTTTAGAAGAAGAGTATGCAGTTTTACGCAAGTACATTATTGAGCAGGATATTACCGAAGACACTTTTGTCGCCACAAGTGTTGATACGACTGTATCTGGTAGTTCCTACTCACTGGTAAACGAAAGAGTTTCCGTAGATGCTTCTTCAATTTCTGAGGTCGATTTGACCAACGAGTTCCAAAAGAAAATGTATGTACTTTCTGGTGGCAACTTTGCTTTCAGTGGAAGCCACAATATCACTGGCGATATTATTCGCGGCACACTGGAGGTTGGTTCAGATAACCAGTATGTGCTGAGTTTGTACGCAGGGTCAATCACTGTCAATACGACAAAGGCTTCAAGCGGCACAATCACGCTTGTCGGTTCGTTGTCATCTTTTTCATCTGACATTAGAGATGTGACCATCGATGAGGTAACTACACGGGAAGGCAGCAAGATTTCGTTTGTCTGCGGCACTGGCTCTATGTATTTGACAGCAAATGTCAGTGATTACCAAAAATACTCTGTGCAGTTGGAACTGTATGACTACGCGCTGGATGTTCTTGCAGATTTGGCTACACCTACATATGAATTTTCGGTTGACTCTGCAAACTTCGTATTTGCCCAAGAATTCGCACCGTTTCGAAACCGCTTGGAGCTGGGTAAGGGCGTGTATCTCAACGTCGGCGGTAAGCAGACAATCACGCCATATATCATCGAGTTTGAGTTAGATTTTGAAAAGCACAGCAATTTCTCGGTTGTCTTCTCAAATCGTTTTAAGCGAAAAGACTATGTCAATACATTGAAAGATATGGTAGAGACCAGCTACTCTACCAGCCGCAGCTTCGATGCCAACAAGTATTTGTATAATCAGGCTGCAAATCAAGCTGCGTCAGTCTCGAAGTTTATGAAGAGCTCATTGGACGCGGCAGTCAATACAATTATTGCCGCCAAGAACCAGAGTGTTGTTATCAACGGTAGTGGTATCCATGTCGGAGGTGATTCCAAGTATCAGCTTCGCATTGTAGATAGCATGATTGCTATGACCGACGATAACTGGGCGACCGCAAAGCTTGCTATTGGTCTGTTTGCGTCCGACGAGGTTGGAACGTACTTTGGTGTGAACGCAGAGGTTATGGGCGGTAAGCTTATTGTTGGTAACAATCTTGTTATTGAGAATGAGACCGACGACGGTGTCATGCAGTTCAAGGTGGACTCAAGTGGCGCATGGTTGAATAACTCCACATTTGTTCTCCAAAAGGACAATGGCGGCAAGATTCTCATTGACCCTATGTATGGTATTGCTGCAGGCACAGGTGACCTGTACTCCGTAGATGGCACAACTGTTTATCCGTCATTTATTAGCTTTGGTCGCAGTCGTGATAACATTCTGTTCGACGATGACGGGATGCCTCAGAATGCAAATTTCTATCTCGATATCGATGATGGCAGCGTCTATATCCGTGGTAAGGTTTCTGCTACTTCCGGTAAAATCGGTGGTTTCACTATTGAAGACGACTACCTCCACGCTGGTAGTGGAAGTGACTATATCGCTCTGAACGGTTCTGGCACAAATGCTAACTCCGCCTATGCAATGTGGGCTGGTGCAGCCGCTCCCGCATCTGCGAAATTCTGGGTAAAAAAGAATGGCGATATGTATGCAAAGAGTGGTACGTTTCAAGGTGTCGTGTCTGGCGCATCGTTCAAGGACAAGTCTGGCAATTCCATGATGAATAGCAACTATGAGTTCACCGCTGGATACCTCAATCTCAATGGACTGAATGTTGGAAACGGCAATTTTACAGTCGATGCCAGTGGCAATGTTTCTGTTCGAGGTAGCATCACAATGGCTGCTGGTTCATCAATCAACTGGGCTTCTGTCACAGAATCAAACGTTGGAAATAGCAGCTCATATCAGAGAGCTAATACCGCCTACAACCTTGCAAGCACCGCGAACTCAAATGCAGGTGATGCATACAACTTGGCGAACACCGCTTTGCAGGCTGCCTACGACAATGCATTGAGCGACAGAGATATCTTCAATATGCTTACTAACGGAAGCACGCGGTTTGGCATTTTTAGCGATTCAACATCGAACAGGCTATATATCAATGCAAATTACATCCGCTCTGGTACTATTGATGCTGATATTATAACTCTCGGCAGTGATTGGGGTGGCTTCAAGTGTGCACTTGGTTCTGACGGTACTGGTCGGTACACCTATGGTGCTAAAATGTATGGGTCTAATGAGGAGTTTTATTTTATCGCTACAAATGCTGGTGTCCGTATGCAATCCGATGGTGAATCATTTGTTGTCACAAGTACCCGTATTGTTGCAAGTACGGATATAGACACCTCTTCGGACAGGCGATTGAAAAACAATATCTCGTCTGACTTAGACAGGTACATCCCATTTTTTATGCGTTTGCAGCCGAGCGTCTATCGGTTTAATTCTGGTCGAAGTGGTAGGTTCCATACTGGCTTTATTGCGCAAGAAGTAGAAGACGCATTGCGTGATAGTGGTCTTAGTACGCAGGATTTTGCTGGATTAGTAAAGTGCTCCGGGCTGAATGATGCACATTCAAAATATACAGACGAGTATTCCCTACGCTATGCAGAATTCATTTCCCTGAACACTTACATGATTCAGCGATTGTACCGGCGTATTGACGAACTCGAACAGAAACTTCAAGCAATTGAAGCATAATAACTCCACGATTGAAAAGCACCCGAAGGCTTTTGTAAGGAGTGGCACATCCTATGGTGTTCCGCTCCCGATTTTATTTACCCAAAAGATATAAAGGAGAGCCATATGAAAGACGAGATTATGAATCGACTTGCCGCTGTTCTGAATGCGTTGAACGCAGTTAGTGTAAACGGCAAACAAAACCTTGCAAATCTGAGTGGCAGCATTGCTGTTATCGAGGAGGTTGCCGCTATGCTGGGTGAAGCTTCTATCGAAAAGGCTTCCGCAGCAGATGGCGAAAAGAAAAAGTAAAGGTGGTGAACCTATATGCCCTGTGATTACAGCCCATATACGTTACCGACCATTGACTTCGTAGCTGGAGAGACGCAGGACTTTGCGTTCTACACCTACTTCTATAAGAGCCACCAGCCGTTTGCGCTGAGTGGGTGTACGGCAAACTTCTCTATTGTTAGCTTTACCAACAAGACAGGTGTACCGATTCTTACGAAGCCAATGGAATCACATTTTAACGATGATGTCACCGCAGAAAATGTGTTGGCGGTCGCATTAGACCCGTTGGACACGGTAGATTTGTGTGGTAAGTACATCTATCAAATCACTATCAAA